CGCAAGAAACCAATTATCATTGAGGCGACGCAATGGTTCAAGCATGGCGATCATCCAGCAGTAGAGCCAGCAACATGCATCCGACCTGAAAACGGATGGGTAGAGACTCTTGAAGGAGGTCATGTAGTTACTCCCGGCGATTGGATCATCACTGGCGTGAAGGGAGAACACTATCCGTGCAAGCCTGATATATTCGCAGCCACCTACCAGATGGTGGAGGAGGCTCCTCGATGAACCATCTTGGTGACACCAACAAAATGGTCGGCGATACGCCGAGGATGGACGAATCAGCACATGATGACGGAGCCATTTGGCAAACTGGTTGCGACATCGAACGCGAACTCAACGCAGCCAATCAGCGCATCAAGCGGCTAGAGGAGGCGGGTAATGCGTTGCTGTGGTATTTCTGCCCAAAAAACACGGGAGACATCAGTTTCCTGCAATCGGAAGCAATTAAGCAGTGGAACAAAGCCAAGGAGGCCAAGCTGTGAGTGTTGAACAACGAATACTGGACATCGCTGAAGCACCGAGCTGGTTCTACGGTAAAGAACTCCGCGCAATCGCTCTTGAAGCCCGCAAGATGGAGGATCGGATCAAGCAACTGGAAGACCGCATTCACCGAGCAGCAATGGCGTTTTTTAGGGACGGCTCAGACGGTCATGTTGCGAGCGGTATGCTGGCGATTCTGGAGGAGGAGAGGAGGAAGCAATGAGCGATACACCGAGGACGGATGCGGAAGAATTACCACACTCCTTAGATGATCATCATTTCGTTGTTGGATCGTTTTTCGCTAGGAAACTCGAACGCGAACTTAACGCAGCCAACGACCGCATCAAGCGGCTGGAGGAGGCGCTTGAGTGCATTAGAGAATACTGGAACCGCGACAACAACAATCGAGCAATGATAGACGCTTGCTGGTACGCAATCGACAAATCGTCAGAAGCACTCGAAGCCAAGGAGGCCAAGCCGTGAGCGATACACCGAGGACGGATGCGGCGTACTTTAAACCTCACGCCACGATGTACGATCTAGCCGGTGAGATGAAGCTCATGGAACGCGAACTCAACGCGGTGACTAAGGAGCGAGATGATGCGGTGTTCGTAACTGAGAAGGTTCTGAGAGATTTTTCTGAACATTCCAGAAGTCACTGCAAAGCCCTTGATGAACTTATTGCAGCAAACAACCGCATCAAGCGGTTGGAGGAGGCGGGGGATGCGATGTTCCCATGGTCTGAGCGTGTGGGTCAGGAATTTTGGACCAAAGCCAAGGAGGACAAGCTGTGAGTGTGGAACAACGAATACTGGACGTAGTGAACGCGAATGTTTCAGCATGGCGCGACTCCCGCGAACTCCGCGCCATCGCTCTTGAAGTCCGCAAGAGGGAGGATCGGATCAAACAACTAGAGGACCGCATCAAGCGGCTGGAGGAGGCTCGCACTGTTGAGGCAGCAAACAGTCTTGCGACCATGATGTCCTACGTGGATGCAATCGCGAAGATCAAGCGGCTGGAGGAGGCGGGGGATGAAATGGCGAATGCTTATGAGGAAATCTGTCACGATTCTTACGATCAGAAGCAGATAGCCAACTGGCGCAAAGCCAAGGAGGCCAAGCTGTGAGCCACATAGTCGATGCACACGTCGCATATTGCAATGCGATCAGCGATCTAAGTCGGGACAAGACAGAACTTCTTGAGCGGATCAAGCGGCTGGAGGACAACATTGAGAAGCTGAAAGACGCAGGAGACTTGGTTTTCATCTGGCTACTTTACAATCGAAGTCACATCGGTGGATTGGATGTGGATTCCGCATTGCGTGAATGGAAACAGTCCAAGAAGGAGGCCAAGCTGTGAGTGTAGAGCAAAAAATCCTTTTCCTATCGGAGTCTCCCAATTGCCACCAGTCCCGCGAACTCCGACTCATCGCTCTCGAAGTCCGCAAGATGGAGGATCGGATCAAGCAACTGGAAGACCGCATCAAGCAGATGGAGGAAGCGGGGGACATGATGGTGCAACATTTTTACACCGACGAACCACGTTCCGTAATGTGGGAACAATCTAAGGAGGCAAAGCCATGAGCGATACTTGCGAAAAATGCGGCTGGCCAATGACAATAACGGCGGGTGGAGACGAAATGCATTGTGGCCGAAAATACTATCAAAACGACTACGCATTCTGCCTTGAGAAACAGAATGACAAGGCTCAGCAAGAACTGAAAGCGGCGAACGAATCGTTCAAGAAGCTGAACATACACACTCTCAATCTGGTTGACCGCATCCGCCACCTAGAATCCGCCCTCCGCCGAATCGCCGATCAGGACTACCGTGGCAACCGTTCGACCGAATCTCAGATAGCCTTTGAGGCGTTGAAACCATGAAACTCATAACCCGACCGATTAAGTGGTCAGTCTTGCCAGACGGAAGTCCACTCTTTGCAGAGTCAGCAACCGAAATCGAAATAGTCGATGAAGCCGCAGGAGAGTTCGTAGAAATATCTCAAAGCATGGAAGGCTATGGGAAGATCGGAATCAATACATCTGATTGGCCGACGCTTCGAGCCGCAATCGACGCAGCAATGAAGCAGTGTAAGGAGCAAAAACCATGAAAACCAAAAACAAGAAGACAGTCATCACCATCGATTCCGATCTGCATGAAGAGATTCGCAAGTACTGCGAAGAGAACGGAATCAAAATCGGCTTTCTCGCTACCCAGGCGTTGCGAAAGATGATCGATGGAAAGCGTGTCACGCAAGAACCACGCACTTCATCGGCATCTAACGCTTGACGGCGAAGCCTCCCGTGTGGGCGGCACAATACCCTTCGCTCGCTATGAAGCAGTGGGCGGAGGGGCAAATTTCCTAAAACTATGAATCTGAGAAACTACCAAAAGAACGCAGTAGAGTGGGCCAAAACTAGCGACGGCCTGATCATCGCACCGGCTGGCAGCGGCAAGACATGGATTGCCGCGAGCATCATCAAGCATTACCACGAATTATATCCTAACATGTGGTTTGGATGGCTTGCTCCAACACGCGAGACATGTCAGCAAGCGCGCACATCGTTGAGAGTCGCGGGAATTGCTGACAGCATCGTAGACGTTCGTTGTCCGCATGAGTCGGTAGACTTCAGCGAGAAGAACCTTCTTATAGTGGACGAAGCGAAGCACAGTCCTGCCGCTGGATGGCGTCGCATCATCGAGTCCTGTAACGGGCTGCACTACGGATTCGACGCAACCCCTTGGTGCGACGATCCAGAACGCAACGCCGTAACGCGAAGGCTCTTCTACAATCGCACCTACGAAATCAAGCGAAGCGACATCGGCGATTCATTGGCCGACGCTTACCTCCACCTTTCCGACGCCACCGATCTGAACCTGAAGCAGAAGATCGACGACAACATCGACCGGCTTTTTGTAACAAGACGGCGGTACATGCGAATAAGTGACGACGAATTAAAACGCATGTGCGCCTGGGAATCCCTAGTGGACATCGGCATCTGCCAGAATGATGTGCGCAATCAGTACGCCATCAACTACGCGATTGAACACCTCGACATGCAGACGCTCATCCTTATCCCGCGCATCACGCTGGGCGAGGAGTACGAAGCAGCCATTCCACGTTCGCTCCTTGTCCATTCGAAGATCGGCAAGAAACAGCGCAAGGCGGCGATGGAAGAGTTCAAGGCCGGAAACCTGCGGACCATGATTGCCACATCATTGGCCGACGAAGGATTGGATCTGCCGAATGTCGAGCTGCTGATCATGGTCAGCGGTGGCAGGTCGTCTCAGAAGACGATCCAGCGAGCGAGCCGCGCATTACGGAAAACAGATTCCAAAAACTGTGCGACAATTCTGGACTTTTCTGACAAGTTCCACCCCATCGGAGCATACCACGCAAAGAAGCGAATGGAATGCTACCGTCAACTAGGTTGCGTTTTCCAATGAGTGCATCAAATACGACATTAAATGATACTGCCACGCCCACAGAGAACGTAGTTTATCTGATCGGAGAACTACGAGGCATCAGCCGACAAACAGAAACCAAGAGCGGCGCATTGATGGTCCGACGGGTCATCTCAATCGCTCGCCATTGGACGGATGCAGATGGCCGATTCCACGAAGACTTCGATGAGTTCGAGTTGTCATCGTGGGGACAAGTGGCTGAGAAGATCATGGAAGTCGCCAATGGCGCGCTGGTGCGTGTCAAAGGCCGTGTGAAGGTCGAGAAATGGAGCGAGGACGGAGCAACAAAATCAGCGGTTCGAATCGCTGCGGAACAAGTAACAATCCTGTGCTATTAACAACATGAAAACAAACACTTACGTCCCATTGAACGGACACATTCCGAATGCAGTAGTTGAGGAGGTTTTGCAAGACCTCAAAGGTGGAAAGACATACCGACAGATTGCGGAAGACTACGCGGTCAGCCTTGGATGGATTTCGAAGGTGAAGCGCGGTCAGATCAGGAGGAATCAATGAAAACAAATCAATCAATCGTAGCGGTCGATCCAGGTGTTGGCGGCGGATTAGCCGTGAACACGAATCATGGCATTTTCCTTTACTCGATGCCTGAGTCATTGCCCGACATGGCCAAACTACTAATGGAGTTCAAATTAGCAGATAGCCATCTATGGGTCGAAAAGGTTCCGAAGTTCGTGAGCAAGCTCACATCGTCCGCGAGCATGGCGACGCTCCATGAGAACTACGGCATCATTCAGGGTCTAGGCTACGCTCAAGGCTATGCGCTGCATCGAGTCGAGCCGAAGGTCTGGCAAGAACCGCTTGGCCTAGGCGGACGCAAATCCTGTGCGACAGGGCCAGAATGGAAGCGTAAGCTGAGGTCTAAGGCGCAGGAACTCTATCCGAACCTCGAAGTCACCTTGAGCAACTGCGATGCACTTCTGATCCTTCACTATGCTCTGGGAGGCGGAAGGTGAGCGAACAAACAAAACTGTTAGCGGAAGAAACCGACATCGAAACCCTGCGGAATGCCATCGCAGAATACCAATTCTTGGCCAAGGTTCTCTTCAAGACTGTCGGCTGCGGTTGTGACGGGGGGAATGACCTCTGCTACCACTGCGGCCAAGCCGAGCAACAATACAAACACATAACCGAGATATACAAATGACCAACCTCAACAAACCCGCAACGATCAGAGTGGCAGATGCCGATGAAACACCAATCCGAATCGACTTCGATTACTTCGATCAGAAGTACAAGGAGTGGCTTATCCGCCGTGGATTCGGCGATGAAATCGGAGGCGCATTCGGGATGAAACGACCCAACAAACGACGCGGCAAACGGACTCTACCCGATGAAATCTGAAATCACGCGACAACAGTTGTTGAAGGAAGCCCCGAACCTTGTTGAGTATGCCATCCTCCGTGGATGGATGAGCAAGCCGAAGCCTCAGCGAAACCCAGACGGTGTCTGGCATGCGAGCGGTTCTGGTCATCTTGACGACGCTTCCGAAGATGAAATACAAGAACTTAGGAAACAGTTCGGTGCAGGTTGAACTCCTCTCCGACGACGTAGAGATACGGATCGGAGAAACCAAGTGGCAAGGAGTGGCCTACATGCGGGAAGGCAAGCGAAAGCTCTACGTTCGAACGAAGGCTGAATTCAATGCCAAGTTCGTACTGCTAGATGCGAAGCCCTAAACATTACATCGCCGCACAAGAGCAGCTCTTTGCGAAGTTCAAGTCTCGCTCCATACCCATTCAACAATGGAGCAAGTACCTGATGACTCCCAAAGAGCTTGCTCTCCTTTTTCAGAAGCTAGAGAAATCAAATTCTGTTCTTCAGGAGATAGCCACGACTGACCTTGGCAAGTCTGGAGAACTCGCGAGAAAACAACTTGGAATCGAATGAGCAATTCAAATATCGACCGTGCAAGAGCATGGCTTCGCAACACCCCCGGTGCCGTCAGCGGCCAGGGCGGTCATAACGCAACCTTCGCAGTAGCCACCGCTCTAGTGCATGGCTTCGAGCTGTCGCGAGGATCTGCCGAAGATCTGCTCGCCGAATACAACGCGAAGTGCGTTCCACCGTGGAAGACCAGCGAATTGGCCCACAAGGTGAATCAAGCGATGAATGTAGCGCACGACAAGCCGAAGGGATGGCTTCTTTCCGCACAGAGCGGAACGCCCGTATCAACGACCGGAAAGTTCGTCGTCCAGAAGATCCAAGCAATTCCGCAACCGGAATCCCGATTTACAACTATCGACTTTCTCAAAGCCTGCTTCGAGCAGGATGAAGTTGTATGCATCTGCAACGACATCATCTGCGACGAGGAAGGTAAAGGTAGGCCAGCGTCCAAGGGTACGTTCCTCAAGCGCGACGAATGGATTGAGAAGCATTTCACGCCGCCCATAAGTTCCATGTGGAACGGTCCTGACAGCCGTGGCGCGTATGTACGGGTCAACCCGTGTCTCGACGAAACCGGATCGGATTCTGGCGTGTCAGCATTCCGCCATGTGCTGGTCGAGATGGACGAGAAGACGAAGGACGAGCAATGGACGATTCTTAAGGATTCGAAGCTGCCGCTATCGGTCGTCATTGATTCAGGCGGCAAGAGCCTGCACGGCTGGGTCAGAGTCGAAGCGGCGAACAAAGAGGAATGGGGCGAGCGTCGCGACGTTGTTTATCGTCATCTCGAAGCCCTCGGCATCGATCCGAAGAACAAGAACGCGAGCAGGTTTAGCCGCTTGGCTGGCGTGATGCGCGATGGCAAGGAACAGAAGCTGTTGGCCATCAATGTAGGTGTCGTGAACTGGGATGCGTTCACGGACTATCTGGAGTCCCAGGACATGCCTCAGGAGTTCACGCTCCAGAGCATCATCGATTACGATCCTGAGAATGACCCTGACAATCTCATTGGCGACAGATGGATTCGACGCGGTTCATCGGTTCTCTTTGTCGGTCAGAGCGGATGCGGCAAAAGCTCGATGGCGTTCTACCAAGGACTGAGGTGGGCCATAGGCTCAGATTGGTTCGGTTGTCAGCCGGTACGACCATTGAAGGTGGCCTACGTTCAAGCTGAGAACGACATTGCCGATCAGCATGATGCCCTGAAGGGAGCCGCGCAGATGGTCTTCGGAAGCGATTGGCAGAATGGATTGCGCCGTGCGGACATGCTCTTCTTTCGCGAGGCTGTTCGTACCGGCGTAGATTTCACGACCATGCTGCGTCGTCTCATCCGAAAAACGAAAGTAGACATTGTCTACATCGACCCTCTGCTCTCGTACATTGGCGGCAATCCATCGGACATCGAGGTCTGCGCGAACTTCACGCGGCATCTGCTCCAGCCGATTATGATGGAGACGGGTGTCGTCATCGTGCTGGTTCATCACTTCCCCAAGCCGAAGGGTAAGGACGACAAACCGGAGAGCGTGGCAGATATGGCCTACTCAGGATTCGGATCGTCTGACCTGACGAATTGGGCGAGAGAAGTGATTGTCCTGAAGGAGGTCG